ATGGACACCCACAGGAAGACAGAGAATAATTGACAAGGAATATAAATATTTGTCTGCTGATTTTTCAGAAAACTATCAAGATAATGAAAGCGGCAAGAAGTTTGGTCCGACTTTAAACGGGGCAGCTTTGACTAATAGGCCATTCATAAAAGATATGGACGCTGTTTTGTCAGACATTGACATGACGGATGAAAAGCGTCAGGCTATAAGAGAAATTTTAAACGATGAACCTAATGAAAAGGATACCGAGCAAATGAACGCCAAAGAAGTTAAGGAATATATTGCTACTTTGTCTGAAGAAGAAAAGATAGCACAGGGTTTTGTGGAAATTAAAGAAGTTGAGGTTCAGCTTTCAGACGATGAATCCAAAGCAAAGGTAGCTGAATTAGAAGCCGATAATAAAAAGCTTTCTGATGATGCTAAAACATCTGCTAAGGAAGCAGAGTTTTCAAAATTGCTTACTGATGGCAAAGCAGTTGAAGCACAAAGGGCCGCTTTCATGGATGGCGACATGACTAAATTTGCAGAGCAAGCTGTTAAGCTTAACACTGAGGTTAAGGGTGATGGCAATGATGGCTCTGACCATGATAAGAAAAAGAAAAAAGACGATCAGCCTAAGAGTTTTGATGAGGCTTGTGACAAAGCAGTTGAGCTGACTGATGTGATGCTTAAAGAAAATAAAGGCATGAAGTTTGACGATGCTCATAAGAAAGTTCTTTCTGATAATCCCGAGTTGGAGAAAATTATGGAAGCCGCCTAATAGCGGGTTTTAATGTTAAATTGAGGTTTTAATTTATTAAAAAGGAATAATTAAATGGCTATTTTTCAACCGGTAAACAACTTAATGGGGCTTAAGGCTACAGCCGTTGCTCTTGTTGAATTCATTGCTGTCAAATATGATGCAGTGGAAGATTTAGTTTTAATCGCTGGCGCAGGTGAAGATATTGCAGGCTTTACAAGAGCTGCTGCTGCTGCAAGTGCTGTTGTAGAAATAGCAAGTCAGGGCGGCGGCGCATTGGCTGTTGCTGGCGCTACATTTTCACAAGGCGACAGGCTAAAGGTTGATGCAGCTGGTAAATTAGTTTTAGCTTCAACGGCAGGTGATTTATCTGTTGCTATAGCTCGCGGTGATGCTGTTCTTGATGATGTTGTTGGAGTTTATGTAGAGACGCTACGAATTCACGCCTAGTTCTTAGGCATGTACCTAATTCTTGGGTATTGGTTTTAATGAGATAGAGAAGGAAACATGATATGTCTCAGAATGTCGCAATTACAGATAAGTTTCTGACAAATGCCAGTAATATGCTGTTACCACAAAATTATATATCAGAAATGGTATTGCCGATGGTCAAGGTTAAGGAAACCACAGGTAAAATTGCCAACTATGGCGATGGTCACTTGAGGATTGAAAATACCATCCATATCGGTGAAGGCCCGTATGCACGGGTTGAATCAATCACTCGCGATTCAGATGGTTACTCTATTGAAAACCACGGCTTGCAAGGCACTATTACAGATGAAGAGTTTCGCAATGTTGAAAAGCCTTATGATGCTCGTATTGATGAAACTCTTGCTCTTACAACTCATCTATGGCTCGGTAAGGAAAAGGCTTTAGCTGATACGCTGCAAGACCCTGCTATTATAACTCAGAATAGTACCCTAGCTGGTAATGCTCAGTACAATAACCGTGATCATGCAGATAGTAACCCTATCGAGGATATGCAAACAGCGCGTGATACCATACTGGACTCTGTTGGCGTATCTCCTAACGTGGCTATTATGAGCCGCAAGGTATTTAACGCCCTGCGTTTTCATGATCAGCTTATCAGAAGCCTCGGCTTTGCTGATAACCGCGCCGGTGCATTGAGTGGTCAGGAATTAGCAATGGCTCTTGAGCTAGATCAAATATTCGTTGGTGATGCTATATTTAATAGCGCGAAACAAGGACAAACAGCAGTTATTGCTCAAGTCTGGGCTAAGGATTTGATTTACGCTAAAATCGGACCCCCTGCCTTGCGCCAAAAAGTATTGGGTTGGACTATTAGCAAATCCGGTACTTCTCCTCGCCAAGTTCAGCGTATGAAGAACTTTACACCACGCGGCTCCGAGGAGATTTCTGTAGATGATAATTACGATCAGCTAATCCTTAATGCTGAATGTGCTTTCCTGATACAGGACGCTATAGCTTAATAATTAGCCCAAAAAGAGAAGTAACAAAACCCCTGAGATTCAGCCCTCGGGGGTTTTTGTTATGGGTGTATATATCTAATCATTACCTGATCAGCAGGAAATCTATGAGTTATCTCGTCGCCTCTATAAATAGCGATCCAAGCAATATTACAGTGCATGGATGGTTCGCCATAAGCCACAATAGCCGTAACATTGCTTTGACCTACCTGAAAATGTGAATCCTGTTTATCATCCCACCAAACGCTCTCTATTTCTCTTTTGTCGTTTTCTATGGTTACGGGTATTTTACTCATTTTGTTACCTCTCCAGTTAGTAGTTAATTACATGGTTCGTCATAGGTTCTTCGTGTTACTCGCAGTTGTTATGTAATTCTGCTATAATGATCACGATAGTAATTCTCCAATCTGTCAGCCTCTCGGAATCTGATAACCTTCTACCTCCGTCCGGTTTTCGATTCTGAGAGGCGCTACCATTTACAATATATCTTTTTTAGTTTGCCGGTGCTGTTGTTCGTAGGTTTTATCGCCCTCGTCGTCTTTGCCCTTATTCTCATAATCGCGAGCATCATTTACAGCATCTATAGCAAGCCTGAGGCATTCTACAGCGTCTTTGCTCTGAGCATCTTCTAGGGCTTTCTCTATGAAAGTTATAGCGTTATCAATATGAGCCTGCATTATTTTTTAACCCTCCAGAAAAAATGTATTGCTACGGTTAATATTGTTATTTGTATCCAGAATGACGGCTTACTTAAGACTGCATACCATAGGGTTACAAGAATATCCATTATGATTCACCTTTTGCGCGTTTGATTGTATCAACCCATGTATCAACCAACTCTTGAAATTTGCGAGCCTCATCATGGCGCATTTCTTCTTTATACATAGCAATCAAAGCCTGTGAAATTTCTACAGCCTCATCTAATCCGTGTAATAATTTAGGAGCAGCTTTAATTAAATCAGCATCATGCGGATTACAAATACCTTCACACACCATCTTGCCGCCATTGGCATGTATGTAATATATATCATATCCGAAAGTATCATCATCTCCTGATTCTTTGTACCACTCGCCTTCTGTATGCTTATCCATCATATACCTCCCATCATTTCTTGAACTAATCCCAAAAACCCAGGCTTGTTAAGGGTATTATGATCCATTAATTGCTTGAGTTCTTTATAAATCATTTCTCTTTTATTGATGTTATTAACCCTTTGCCACCCGTGTTTTTTGTGCTTGTAGTCAGCTATCAATCCAGCCACAGGGTTAGCGTGATAATCCTTACCGTCGAGCCTGGCTCTATATAGTCGCCATTCTCCATTAACTTCAAATTCAAAATATTTCCACATCACCTTTCACCCAAAATCATATCTATAACGTCCTGATCGGTTCCCGGCAAGTCGTTTACGTCTTCAATAATGTGTAGCATAGTATTTTATCCTGTTTGAATTAAAAAAATGAGCAGTTAAAGCATGCTCAGGCTGGTTAGTTATTGTTCCGTAGCCGTTACCTTGTATTTATTATCAGCATCGACTTTGTTTAATACTTTCTGAATTTCAGAGGCTATTTTTTCTGCTTCTGAAAACTCGGACTCTGTTTGAAAAGCTACAATCATTTCTTTTCTTCCATTATCTTGTAGTCTAAATCCTTGTATTAAAACCTTTTTTGACATTTTCTCTTTCTCCTTGGTAAGTGTTTATCGTTTCGTTGATTAAGTTATACTACGGTTTAGTATACGTAGTCAACTAAATTATCACTTATTTTTTATTATTGTTTATCTATCAGCCCTGATATATCATTAAAGCCTAACTTGTTCATATCTAAGAAGGATAAAAAAATGTCTAAGAAGGATAAAAAAATGGTTGAACCTACAGATGAGGATGCCGTTGAAATGGTTGATGAGACTGTAGAGGAAGATACGCCAGAACCAGAAAAGAAATCCAAAGCTAAAAAAGGCACTCTTGTTTGTACACGAACTATTCGTGATGGTGGTGATAAATATGCCTCTGGAGACGAATATAAAGGTACAAACAAAACCATTACAAAACGCCTGTTAGAGCGCGGTGCTATCGAAAAGGTTTAATGAATGGCAATACCTTACTGTGTAGAGGCTGACATTGTTGAGAATTTACGGGGTGTGTCGTTTGGCGCTTCAACTCCCGTAACTTCTACAGCTTTAGTAAATATCATTGATCAGGAAAGCCAGGTCATTGACCAGCATATTCAAAGCCGCTTCACTGTGCCGCCCGTTGATGCTGATGCTTTAGTATTTCTCAAAAAAATATGTATTGCTCTGGTTATATTCCGAGTTACAGCCATATTGAGGCCTAAAAATATTGAGCCTATCCCAAACAAAGCCACTCAGGACATTAGCAGCGGTTCAACATGGAAAGCCGCAATGAAGATGCTCAAAGACTTACAGAGCGGCGAAACTGTCTTGCCTAACACCGATGTTACAGCGAAAGTTTTTGTAAGTTCTACGCTCGAAACTGACAATGTTAAGGCAACCTTTGAAAAAGACGTTAGACAATGGTAATTTCTACCTCCTATGAAATACAAAACGATAAAGAATTTGCGGCAGCAATTGATAAGGCTCTCAGGGCTGTATCTGATTTACGCTTTGCATTTGCTGAAATCGCTAGAGACTGGCAGAAATCAAATAAAACTTTATTCAGCCTGAAAGGATCGGGACTTTATACACCATTAAATCCAGTTTATGCACGTATAAAAGAGAACAAGGCCGGCAGGAGATTGCCTATAATGGTGGGAGCAGCAATAGGCGGCGGGGAATCAGGTAGATTAAGGGACTCTGTAACCAAAGCTAATCATCCGGATTCTATAGTACGGATAACAAAAACAGCTTTAGTTTTTGGTACAAAGACACCCTATGGAATATTTCACCAGTCAGACAAGCCGCGTAGGTTCCTGCCACAACGTAAGTTTCTATTTATAGGACCGGAAGCCCCTAGCAGCGCGGGTAGTCGGGTTACTGGACGCTTACAACGATTTAAGGCTATAATCGAAAACGAAGTACAATCTAAACTGGACGCTCTATAATGGCCTATGATGCTGAAACATTCTTTGATGATATGGTGGGGCTGATAGATGAAACAGCCCTCAATGCAAAAGGCACATCAATTAATACAGAAAAAGGTGATTCAGAGCTTAAAACTGATTGGGTCGCTGATGATTTTATCTTAAATTTCAATGAATCTGTTATTAATAAAGATGAGTTTATACATTATGGTTTTATAGATGTTGAGACACTGGAATCAAATGCAACTAAAGTAGCTGAAACATTTAAAATGTTTTTTTCCATCTGGTTAATATGTACAGATGATGAGATACTAGAAATGCGCAAGCTATTAAGATATACTAGGGCATTGGAAGAGATTGCAAAAGAAGCTGCTCTGAATTTCAAAACCTCGATTCTGGAGGTAGAAACATTTAAACCAGTAACTGTTGAAGATAATAATGGTTCGGATTGGTACAGAGCGGCAGGAATACATGTTACAGGAGTTATAGGATAATGACCGGCGACACAGAAACAAAGCCTAAGGCAAGAATTAAAAATCCAGCCCTTAAAGACTGGCACATTTTTATGCCTCCTAAGTTCGATATTCAAATCAAAGAGGGCGATGATTTAGATAAACTAAATCTATCAAAGCCTTTGTTACAGAATTTAATCACAGAACAAGTAATGAAAGGATAATAGATCATGGTACTATCTGTCCCACAATGCCTGTACGGAGTGCATAGCGTAACTGCTTATAATCCTGATACAAGGCTCCCATTTGGCACAGCTAAAGTTGTTGGCTCTGTCAATTTTGCGAACACTGGCGAAATTATTGATCTTGTCGGCGGCTCTAATCCATACCCCTTTAAAAAAGAAGCTGGTTTAATTGATGCATCCGGTACATTCGTACTTCGTGAATACACTGATTGGCTTTTTGAGGCGTTTCTTGGCACAGCAGCTACAACTAACCCTGCTGAAACTGGTGGCTCTGTTGATACGATTGCTAATAGGAAGGGTACATCTGCTGTTGCATCTACCGCCCTTCTTTCTATCGCCGTTAACTCCGGCTCCGACACAAGCGTTACATCAACTCGTTATGTTGTTAGGGTGGCTTCTGCTACTACCGTTGATGTATTTGCGTTATCAGATGTTGACGCGGCTGTTGGTGATGATTTTGTATTTCAGGATGATACATTGAAAATCACAGTCTCAGCTTTAACAATTGCTACTGATACGGTTGTAGAGATTCCCAACACCGGCCTTGAGCTTACGGGCGGCTCGGGCACTATTGCCATGACCACCGATGATACAGCATCCTTCATATCGCGCGCAATCAATGACGGATCTACAGAGGTAATCATAGGCTCCAGTACTCAAACATTTATTGATGTTGGTCTTGTGTTTCACGGTCAACGTCAAAAAGATGGCACTGTATTTTCTATTGATATTTTCCGCGCAATTGGCATCGGCATCCCGTTTAATTTCACTGAAAAAGCATTTGCTGATGTTGAAATCCCCTGGGGAGCGCAGTTTGACAGTACCCGTAACGGCGTATTTGATTACATACGGGTGAAAGATACTAACTAGGATTGATAGTATGGACTTAGGCGATTTTGCAGCTAAAACTAAATCATGCAATGTTGAATTGGTCGGAGGTAGTAAGGTAGAACTTACTTTCCGGCCTTTTACTCTTGCTGATCTGGCTTGGCTACAAAGTGAATTCTCCACAGAAGAACAAGCCCTTGAAATAGCCGGGATGAAGGCCACGCCATTATGCAAGATTATGTGGAATCAACTTACTCCTGAATGCAAATTATTCTTTTCAGATATAACGTATGAAAAGTTTGATGAGGAAAAAGAGGAAATCGAAGTAGTAAAATTGATGGGCTATCAAAAATTACTTCATGCTATAAAAGACCAAGATCAAATGATTATTGCTTTTACAGCCTATTCAGAAGTTGAAAATCTTAATTCATTCATTCCTGACGAAAAAAAAAAGACGGTGAGGAAGAAGGC